TGGCACTATTGAGATGATTACCGATGGTGCATCTACTGGAGCTAAAAAATTACTTGTGACATTTGTTATAAGAAGATAAATAATAACTGGGGGGATCTTGTCTAGCGATACTTCCCCCCTCAAAAATTAGGAGAAAAAATGAGTTATAATTATGCTTTAAGACCTGGTACTACACAGAAACTTAATACTAATAATTCTTCAACAGCTTCTGCTGCATTTGGTTCACAAACTGAATACATAAGAGTAGTTGGAGATGCTAATTGTCATTTTGTTTTAGGTGCTTCACCTACTGCAAGTGCAACATCAGCTTTTTTACCATCTGGCGAAATAGAAATATTTAAAGTTTCACCTGGAGAAAAGATCGCAGTATTTCATGGTTCATCTACGAATGTGTATATTACTGAAATGAGTGCGTAGTGGCTAGACAAAAGTTTGTTCACTTTGTTCCAAGACCTAAACCAAAAAAAAGACCAAGACGACATAAAAAGGACTTGAACAAAAACGAAAAACGAATGGCTAAAAAAAGTCGTTATAAAGGACAAGGTAGAGTATGAGAAAAGATATTACTATTGATGGTTTAAGCAAAACTACTTACATGAAAGACGACATGGAAGGTAAGATTGTAACCAAAGAAGAAGTAAATATAAATCCACATATTCAACATAATAAAAGATTATACAATCTAAATGATGGTTATTCTAAATCAAGAGATATGAAAAGAGTAGCTAGTATTCCAACAATAGCTTTATCTGTCTGGGCAAATGAGTATAATGGTAGTAACAATTGGTTTGGACTACCAAAAGAAGTTCAAAAACAAATATTAAAAAAAAAACTAAATTCAAGTGAGTTTAGATATTTTAGAACAGCAGAAGGTAGATTATAATGGCACTAACAAGTTATTCAACATTAAAAACTTCAATAGCAAATTGGTTAAATAGATCAGATTTAACATCAGAAATATCTGATGATTTTATAGTTTTAACAGAAGCAGATTTAAACTCTAAATTAAGAATTAGAAAAATGATTACATCTACTTCTATTACAATAGATTCAGAAACAGAGTCTATACCTGCCGATTTTTTACAAGTAAGAGATTTCTTTATAACTGAAGGTGGAACTAAATATGCTTTAAAATATATTACACCTGCACAAATGGATCAAATAAAAGGAAGTTCAACATCTGGTATGCCAGAAACTTATACTATACTTGGTGATAATTTTAGATTTGCACCTATACCATCTGCTTCATATACAGGTACATTAAATTACTATGCTAAATTTCCAGCACTATCAGATTCAAATACTTCAAATTATATTTTAACACATCATCCAGCTATATATTTGTATGGATCTTTATATCATGCTGCTAATTTTTTAGGTGGTATAGAACCAAGACAAGTTCAACAATGGCAACAAATGTATTCAACTGCACTTGAAAGACTTGAAAGAAATGACAGAGAAGATCAATATGGTAATGCACCTTTGCAACAAAGAGGTGATGTTACTGTAGCTGGTTCATTTAATGATAGATTTGTTGCAGTAACAAATAATAACCAATAGGAGAATAATGCAAATACCTTTTGGAGAGTGGCTTCCTGACCAACCAGAACATAATAATCCTGGTGCTAATGTTGCTAATAATGTTTATTTTGCAAGACAATCATATAAAAGATTTCCTTCATTAGTAAGTTATTCATCAAATAATATTGCTGCTGATAGTAGAGGTGCAGGTTCATTCAGAGATAACTCAAATACAGTTTTTAATTTTGTTTCTACAAACACAAATATATATCAATTAGCTGGTGGTACTTTTACTTCAAGAAAAGGATCTTTAACAGGAACTAATACAGATTTTTGGACATTTACACAATTTGGTAATTATGTAATTGCAACAAATGGTGTAGATGCTCCACAATATTTTTTAATGGGTACATCAACTAATTTTGCAAATTTATCTACTATTACAACAAGTGGTACTTTACCGAACTTTAGAGTGTCAGGAGTTATTAGAGATTTTTTAGTTACAGGAAATCATAGTAACGCATCTAATAGAATACAATGGTCAGGTATTAATGATATTGCAACATGGTCGCCTGGAACTAAACAATCAGACTTGCAAGACTTACCAGGTTCAGGTGGACAGATTACACACATAACATCAGGAGAGATTGGTTATGTATTTAGACAAAATCAAATAGTTCGTATGGACTATGTGGGTGGTGCAACAGTATTTAGATTATCAGTAATATCACCTAACAGAGGTGCAGTTTTAGGTAGAACAGTTTGTCAAGATAATCGTAGAGTATTCTTTTATGCAGATGATGGTTTCTTTGAAATTAATGGCGATCAAGTAATTTCTATTGGTGCAGAAAAAGTAAATAGATTTTTTGATGTAGATTTAAATAAAGCATTTTCTGATAGAATATGTGCTGCTGTTGATCCATTTAATCAACTAGCTATGTGGTTATATCCTTCAGCTTCTAATACATCTAACACTACAGGTATTTGTGATAAAATATTAATTTATAATTATGCTACACAAAAATGGTCAACTGCTGAAGCTAATGCTAGTACAATATTTTCACAGTTCGTTGGTGCATATACAGTAGAGTTAATGGATATTATATCTCAAAACTTGGATCAAATTAATATTGCTTTAGATACTGACTTTTGGTCTGGAGGACAATTATTATTAGGTGCTATTAATAGTGATTTTAAAGCAGCTATCTTTTCTGGTACTGCAAATGTTGGAGAAATAGAAACTTCAGAAATTGAGTTGTTTCCAGGAACAAGATCAAATATAATAGGTGTTAGACCTATTGTAGATGCTGAAGCTACTATAACTATAAAAACTAGAGATAAACTAGCAGATAGTAGTACAGAATCATCTGTTTCAAGTATGAATACAACAGGTATTAATCCAGTAAGACAATCTGGAAGATATGTAAAATTTAATGTAAAAATACCAAGTGGAGGAGCTTGGAAAGATGCACAAGGAATTGATATAGTTGCATCAAGAGCAGGGTTGCGATGACAGATAAAAGTGATATAGATAATGTGAGATACAGTTTTGAAACTCAAGAGTTCTTTCAAAGACAAATTGAAGAAGCTATCAACGCATTGATTAACGAAAAGAATCAAGAAAACAATAAAGCATTTGCTTGGTTCATAGGAGAATAAAGTGGCAGGTATAAAAGATTATTCAACAACACAAGCTAGTAACACATCATTAAATGGTATTTCTGTTGCAGAAGGAATGCTACCCTCTAATCTAAACAATGCAATCAGAGCATTGATGAAGAATACTAGAGAGTGGTTCAATGATGCACAATGGGTAGAATATGGTGATGGTGATGGTGCTTACACAGCAGCTTACGCATCAGCAACTTCTTTTACAATTAATGGTGTAGATGTAAGTGCAATCTATCATGCAGGTAGAAGAATTAAAATTATAGATTCAGCTAATACTTTATTTGGTACAATAGCTTCATCTTCATTTTCTTCAAACACAACAATCAATGTTACTTTTGATTCTGGAACTCTTACATCAGGTTCTATTTCAAGAGTCTATATTGGTATATTATCTAAAACAAATAACGCAATCCCAACTGGAATTGTTACAACTATAACATTAGCAGATGGTTCTGTTACTACAGTTAAAATTGCAGATGACGCAGTTACTAATGCAAAAATTGCTGACAATGCAGTTCAAGCATCACAAGTTAATGCTTCAGCTATAACAGAAGCAAAATTAAATACTAACGCAGTTACAACTACAAAAATTGCTGACAATGCAATAACAACTGCAAAGATAACAGATGCTAATGTTACAGAAGCAAAACTTGCAAGTAATTCTATTACAACAACTAAAATAGTAGATGATGCAGTTACAATAGCAAAAATTGCAGATGCTGCAATAATAGTAAATTCAGAACAATCAGGACACACACCTGATGATAATACTTTTTATACAACATCTGCTGCTAACACTAGATTTTTAAATAAAGATACATCTGAACTAATTAATTCTGGTCAATCATGGACAAGTAACGATGATTTTATTGCAACAACAGCAGCTATAGATGCAAGAGTTATTGATCTTGTAGATGATGTTGGTGGATTTGTACCAATTGCAAATGAAACAAGTTTTCCAAATGCAAACCCAGATGTTAATAATGGAGTTGGTACAATTGTATCTATAAGTGCATTAGCAAGTACACAAACAGCAAATTCAAGTGGTGTAATAAGTATTTCAAATGGAACAGTAGGTGGATCAACAGTAACTATAAACAATTGTGGTGCTAATGCTTCTTTTGCTGCTGGATTCGGTTTATTAGTTGAATCAACAACTACATTACACACATACAATTTTCATAGATTAGTTCCAAAAGCTACAGAAGTTACTACTGTTGCATCAAAAGCAACTGAGATAGGTAGATTAGGAACTGCTGATGCAGTATCTGATATGAATACTTTAGGTACAACTCAAACTGTATCTGACATGAATACACTTGCAGGTATAAGTGGATTGAATACTTTAGCATCAAATTCTGCAAATGTAACAACAGTTGCCAACAATGTTACAGGAGTAAATAGTTTTGCTGAAAGATATAGAGTTGCATCATCAGCTCCAACAAGTAGTCTTGATGTTGGTGATTTATATTTTGACACAACTGCTAATGAATTAAAAGTTTACAAATCATCTGGTTGGGCAGCAGCAGGTTCTACAGTTAATGGAACATCTGCAAGATTTAAATATACTGCATCTGCTGGACAAACAACTTTTACTGGAGCAGACGATAATGGTAATACACTTGCTTATGACGCATCATTTATTGACTGTTATCTTAATGGTGTAAAATTAATTAATGGAACAGAAATAACTGTAACATCAGGAACAAGTGTAGTTCTTGCATCAGGTGCTACAGCAAACGATATTTTAGATTTAGTTGCTTTTGGAACATTTAATGTGGCTGCAATTGCAGCATCATCCATCACATCAGGAACATTATCTGATTCAAGATTACCAACAACAATGGCAAATAAAACTTTAACAGATGCTACAATTACAGCAGCTTATGGAGGATTAACTGCAAAAGGGGATGGATCATCTAACGATGGTTATATACAATTAAATTGTCATGTTAATACTCATGGTGTAAAAATTAAAGCACCTCCACATTCTGCTGCACAATCTTACACATTAACTTTACCATCAAGTATTACTAATAATTATTTTTTAAAAACAGATGGTTCTGGTAATTTATCTTTTGCAGAAGTACCTCAACCAACAGTACCAACTGTAGCAAATGTATCTCAAACAATTGCACCAGCTACTGCTACAACAATAACTATTACAGGTACAAACTTTGTTTCAATACCACAAGTTGATTTTGTTAAAACAGATGGATCAGTAACACAGGCTAATACAGTTTCATTTACAAGTGCAACATCTTTATCTGTTAATGTTACTTTAGCGGCAGGAAATTATTATGTTAGAATAGAAAACCCTGATGGTAATTCTGGTAGATCAACAAACAATATTATTACAGCTTCTACAGCACCAAGTTTTTCTACATCAGCAGGATCATTAGGAACAATTGCTGGAAATTTTTCAGGAACAGTTACAACTATTGCTGGTTCATCTGATACTACTATTGCATTTTCAGAGGTAACATCTGTATTAACAAATGCTTCACAAGCAAATTGTACTTTAAATTCATCTACAGGTGTGGTAACAACAAGTGATTTCGGTGGTAGTTCAACTACACCAACAACTTATAATTTTACTATAAGAATTACCGACCAAGAGGGTCAAACAGCAGAAAGAGCATTTAGTTTGACATCTAGCTTCGGTGCAACAGGTGGAGGACAATTTAACTAATGGCTAGTACATACATAACAATGGCTAATCCAACAGCAGGAAATAGAACTAAAGGTACTCTTTCTATGTGGATAAAAAGAAGTGGATTAGGTTCACAACAACATGTTTATTCAGAATGGTATGATGGAAGTAATTTTGGTATAATGAGGTTCAATAGCAATGATACCTTAGGTTTCTTTTCTTATGATAGTGGTAGTGCGCAAGTAGATATTAATACTAATAGAAAATTTAGAGATATATTAGCTTGGTATCATATTGTTGTAGCATGGGACACAACTGATAGCACATCAACAGATAGAGTTAAAATATATGTAAATGGTGTAAGAGAAACTTCATTTAGTGGTTCTCCTACTTATCCATCATCTAGTCAAAATTTATATTTTGGAGTCGGTGGTTCAAACTATCCAATTTACATAGGTAGAAGAGGAGATAGTGCAGAATATTATGATGGTTTAATGTCTCATGTTCATAGAGTGGACAATCAAGCATTAGCACCTACAGTATTTGGTTCAACAGATTCTACAACTGGAGAATGGCAAATAAATACTAGTCCTAGTATTACTTATACTGGTTCAAGTGATTTTAATTTCTTTATTTTAAAAGATGGTAATTCTGTAACAGACCAATCTGGTCAAGGTAATAACCTTACAGTTGGTGGTGGTACACTTACAAAAACAGAAGATTGTCCAAGCAATGTCTTTGCTACATTAAATCCTTTAGCAATATTTCCTGGTAATAGTAGTCCAGTATTAGAAAATGGTAATACATTTTTAAAAACAATTTCTGCTAATAGCAATAAAGGTTTATTTTTGTCAAGTTTAGGAATGACACAAGGAAGTGGTAAATTTTATTGTGAAATAAGAATACCAACAGTTGCAAGATTTTCTGCTGGAGTTTGTAATAAAAATGTTTTTTTATCATCATCTTCACCAGACAGTCAAACTAATCAAGCTGCAATAACATATTATTATGGTGGTCAAATTTATTATGATAATAATGGAACTGTATCTGGGGGTGTTTCATTATCAGATGATGACATTTTAGGAATAGCTTTAGATATGGATAATAACAGATTATTTTTTCATAAAAATGGTACTTACATAAATAGTGGTGATCCAACATCTTCAACTGGAAATGTTGCAACTTTTACAAATGCTAGTCAATATTTAACAGACCATGATGAAATGTTTTTCTTTGTAGCAGACACATCAACAAGTGGAAAAGCAGGATCACAGGTTAATTTTGGCAATGGATATTTTGGAACAACAGCAGTATCTAGTGCAGGAACTAACGCAAGTGGTAATGGAATATTTGAATATGATGTTCCAACAGGTTATACTGCTTTATCAACAAAGGGGTTAAATTTATAATATGGCATACACAACAGTTAATAAATCTACAGATCATTTTAATACAAAACTTTATTCTGGTACAGGTTCTGCTGTTTCTATT